GTACTGCTGGCAGAACATTCACCAATAGTTATTTCAACAGGGGGACAATGCCCGATATTTGGCGATTTGGCAGAGGTGGTAATGGTGACGTAAAAGGTCATGCTGCCCTATTCCCTGATAAATTAGTTGCCAGAGTATTAAATGGGTGGTCAGCACCCAACGACCTAATCCTAGACCCCTTTCTCGGTTCGGGTACAACCGCCTACTGTGCTAAGAAGTTAAACCGCAAGTGTATAGGCATAGAGATAGAAGAACGCTACTGCGAAATCGCCGCCAAAAGGTGTTCGCAAAGTGTTATGAACTTAAATATATGACGGAGGTGTATAATGGCTAAAGGTGATATGGTACTGAAGGTGGGCCCGACACCGGAACTGAAGGCGATACTCGACGACGTGGTGACACTTATCAAGTCGCTGGATAACCGTGTGAGGGAACTGGAAGGGAAACGAGCCACGCAGGAGGTGGATGAAGATGGTAACATCAAACTCAGAGACTAAAGTAATGCCGGAAGCCACACCGGATACCAAGCCGGGTAAGACCATCGGAGCACGTGGCGGTATCATGGGCCGCCCGACTAAGGAACTGGACTGGAAGGAGTTCGAGCAGTTATGCTTTCTCCAGTGCACCGTACTCGAAATGCTGGAATGGTTCCACATATCAGAGAAGACCTTTTACCGCCGGGTGAAGGAACACTACGGAGAGACTTTTTCCAGTGTTTTTGCGAAGAAGCGTACGGGCGGTAAAATCTCGCTACGCCGCAACTTGTTTAAGCAATCGGAGAAGAACCCGGCTGTAGCCATATTCCTCGCTAAGAACTGGCTGGCCATGAGTGATAAACTGGAACTGACGGGTGAAGGTGGTGGCCCGTTGAAACAGGAGAGTTATGTCAAAGCTACTATCGACCCCGGCGAAGTCGCCAAAGCCATCATGGAGGCAGAACGTCTCGGAATCACGGCAAGCAATCTTGGAGGCAATGGCCACCATGAAGGCCCCGCTCTATTGCCCGCACCATCCGACATTCAAGCAGATACTATTCCTCAGTCTGACAACTGAGGAGGGCTTTTATGGAGGAGCCGCTGGCGGGGGGAAAAGCGATGCTCTACTTATGGCCGCCTCGCAGTACGTTGATGTACCCGGCTATGCCGCTCTGCTACTACGCCGGACGTTCAAGGCCCTGACGCTACCTGAAGCCCTACTCGACCGCTCCCGCTTCTGGTACGGCGGGAAGACAAAGTGGCAAGGTGACAGTAATGCGTGGGTATTTCCGTCCGGGGCCAAGATAGTATTCGGGTATCTGGAGCACGACAAGGACGTGGAGCAATACCAGTCGGCGGCGTTCCAGTTCATCGGCTTCGACGAGCTCACGCAGTTCACCAACTACCAGTACCGCTATATGTTCAGCCGGGCCCGGCGGCCGAAGTGCCCGTACCATACGAGCTATGACCCGAAGTGCCCGGAGTGCGAGAAGATACGGGAAATAGCCGCCGTGCCTATCCGTATCCGTGGGGCCTCGAACCCCGGTAGTATCGGCCACGAGTGGGTGAAACAACGATTTATCATTGAAGGCAAGGAGCAAGGACGCCCGTTTATCCCGGCTACGATTAACGACAACCCGTACCTCGACCGGGTTACCTACATCAAGACGCTGGCGAACCTCGACCCGCTCACGCGGGAGCGGCTACTCAATGGAGACTGGAGTGCTCGGCAAGCCGGCACGAAGTTCCGCCGGGAATGGTTCGAGATTGTCGACGCTATCCCGGCCCGGCTCCGCAAGCTACGCTTCTGGGATATGGCCGCCACGGAGCCGAAGAAAGGCTCTGAGCCTGATTGGACAGCCGGGTGTCTTATGGGGATATCACCGGACAATATCATATACATACTCGATATGAAGCGGCTCCGGGGCACCCCGCAAGCCAACGAGGCACTGGTGAAACAGACGGCCATGATAGACGGCCGGGATATCCCGGTACGGATGGAGCAAGAGGGCGGTAGCTCCGGGAAGATAGCCATTGACCAATACCAGCGTCGAGTGTTATTTGGGTGGGACTTCCAAGGCAAAATCGCCGTGGGTAGCAAGGAGACACGGGCTAACCCGGTAAGCTCACAGGCTGAAGCTGGGAACGTGAAGCTCGTGAGGGGGCCGTGGATTAACGAGTTCTTAGACGAGATAGAGAGCTTCCCCGGCGGCGTCCATGATGATATGGTCGATGCGACATCTGGAGCGTTTGCCTCAATGTACGAGCCGAGAGACGTATCCGGAACCGTGATATACGACTCCATGCAACTTGTACCCGATATTTAGTGACGTAATACTTGACAAAACGGACTTTCTCATATACAGTAACTCATAAGGGGGACACCCGCATATGAACGATATGAACGAGTTACTCCGTGAAGCACTTACAGAACCCGCTTTTCAGCAATACCTCAAGGAAGCCACCGAGACAGTCGAACAGGAACTATCTAACGAAGACGCTGGGTGGCTGAACTTTTCCAATAACGACCGGGGCGGCGTATCCGACAACGCCCGGATAGTGGCTGTGAGGAAATCGAGGGCCTACTTCTACACTGACCCGATGGCCAAGCAAGCAATACGACTCTGGACTGACTACACGTTCGGAGAGGGTATGTCCCTGAGTGCCGGTGAAGAAGTGGCCCAGAAGGTGCTCGACCTGTTCTGGGGCGACCCGCAGAACCAACCTATCCTCGGTACGAGGGGCCAGCGTAAGAATAGCGACAAGGTACTCACGGACGGTGAGATATTCTTCGCAGTATTCCTTGGTGGTGGCGGGAAGGCCACTATACGCACCATCGACCCGCTTGAAATCACCGAGATAGTGACCGACGTAGAGGACGTCGAGGCGCCCATGTTCTACAAGCGGGAGTGGACGACCACGACCGGACAGGCCCGGACTTCGTACTACCGTAGCCACATGAACATCAAAGGCGTGGCCACACAGAACTCCGCAGGGCAGAGTATACAGCAGACCGAGGACGCTATCGTGTACCACTTGCCTATCAACACTATCGGCCAACGCGGTACGCCGCTATTACTCCCGGCTCAATTCTGGCTGAAGTACCAGAAGAAATTCCTCGCCGCACGTATCAGTATCATGCTGGCCCTCACGAGGTTCGCATGGAAGGTGAAGGTGAAGGGCGGAGCTACCGCCGTGGCCGGGGTGAAATCTACTGTAAACGGCCAGACACCGGAAGCTGGAGGCGTGGAGTTCGAGAACGAAGCGGCCGATATGCAACCTATCAAGACGGAGACTGGAGCCAAGAACGCCTACGACGACGGCCGTATGATTAAGCTCCAGATATGCTCTAGCGTCGGGTGGCCTGAGCAATACTTCGGCGACCTTGCTACCGGGAACCTTGCAACGGCCAAGACAGTCGAGCTACCCGTGGCCAAGATGTGCGGAAGCTATCAAAAGCTATGGGCCGACGCCTACCGGGATATATGCGAGATTGTCATGGAGAACGCTGGTATCGACCGCTCCAAGATGTATATAGACTTCGACTTCCCGGCAATATCGCCGAAGGACGACGTAGCACTGGCCCAAATCTTACAGACCGCTTGTACGGTATTCCCTGAGTTCGCTGATAGCGACGATATCAAGACGGCTGCACTGGTGGCTATGGGTATCAATGACCCGTCCGAGGTACTGGACGAACTGGAGAAAATCAAGAAGGCGAAGGATGCCGAGCGGGCCAAGAACCCGCCGCCGACGCCGCCAGTAACGCCTCCGGTACCGGGCCAGCCAACGCCGCCCGCACAACCGGGCCAAGCGGCCCCGGCGGCACCCGGAGCACCCGCCACGCCGGAAGAAGCTACGGCTATCCTGATAACGGCCCTGAGGGCGTACCGGGAGAGTATCGAGGGGAACGGGCATAATCATAATCACGAGCTTGTAAACACCGAGAAGGAGGTATGACCCATGAGTGTGTGTCTTGAGTGTGATGGTACTGGACGCAAGGAGCTTGAATTTGGGCTGGTGAATGTACCATGCCCCGTATGTAGAGGTACAGGTGATGTACCGGGCGAAGAAGCCGACAACACCGAAGCCGCCGAGGATAGTGCGGAACCCCCGGAAGGGGCCGCCGAGAACGTAACGGGAGACGTGAATGCAGACGTCAATACTGACGACCGGGGTAATGAGGGAACTGGAGAGCCTACTGGCAGTACTGGAAAGACAGCTACCCGCAAACCCGCAAGACGAGAAAAACGAGCTACTCGCTAAGCCTTTCGAGCGTGAAATGCGGGAGTACTTCCGCACACTCGCACAGGCGTTCCCGTATAGCGATGTGCTGGCTATATTCGGCCCCATCGTAGCGACGCAGGGAGGACAAACGGAAAGTCGCCGCCCTCATAAGGCGGAGATAGCGGGTTCAACTCCCGCCCCTGCTACCATACAGGAAGCCGACCCGTGGGACGGGCCTATCGAGCTTCTACTAGCAACATTCAGTAAACAACTCCGGGCCCGGCTGACGGCCCGGTTACTCAATATCTATGTGGTAGGCTCCGCCCAGATGATAGAGTGGGGCCGCACCAAGACGACCGACCGGCCTATATTCAACGAGGGGCCGCCCATGCGGCAAGCGTTCGAGTACGCCGACGCCCGGAGTGCCCGGCTGGTGACCAACATGAACGTCGAGACGAAGAATAGGCTGGCTAAGGTGGTAGGCGACTCTATCCGGGACAAGGAAGGCATACCCGGCCTTGCCCGGAAGATACGCACCGAGTTCGACGATATGACCAAGGCCCGCTCGCTCACGATAGCCCGGACGGAGACGGCCGACGCTCTGGAGCAAGCCTTCATGGACAGGAGCCGGGATATCGGCGTGACCGGGAAGCGATGGGTAGTATCTGACCCCTGCGACGTGTGCATGGCGAACGGAAATATCGGCCCCGTGGGGCTGGACGAGGCCCCGTATTTTGACACGAACGGCAATCATATATTACGGCCGCCCGCTCACCCGAATTGTAGGTGTGCACTGGCCCCGATTATGCTGGAGGCTACCGAGGCCGACCGGGCCCGAACGCCGAAGGGCACATTCTCCGCCGGGACACTCAGTGGTCATATGAGTAGCGAAGCCCGCCGGGAACGTGCTAAGGCCAGCTACCGCCCGGCGACCGCCGCCGCACAGCGACAGGGTGAAGCCCACGAGGGCGACGTGGCCGAGGCTGTCGGCGGCAAGACGACCGGCGATAATCAGGCGTTCGACGTGGTGAAGGATAACCACGCCGTGGAAGTCAAGACCATCGTGCCCGGAGCCAACGCCGTCAAGATAACCATGCACCCGGATAGCCTGAAGCGGAAGCAAGTCACAGCCAAGAAGGGCAAGCTGAAGGCTCATACGGTAGTATTCGACGACCGGAACGGTACTATACTCTACAAGAAGGGTGTCGGGAGCTTCCGGCTGAACTCGATGAAGGTGGTTACCATGAACGACTTGCCGAGGTTCATAAAATGAGCTACGCTGTATACGACGCTAACGGCTATGTAGGGGATATGGCGAGCGGTGGCGGCCTGAAGGAACTTAGAGAACACGCCGTAACCACGGACAACGAGGCCCTCAAGACGTTTGTGGACGATGGATACGCCGACCCGGATACGCTGGCCAAGGCGATAACCTTACCAGTAGGGGAGTCCGAGCTTGGCGATACCCTGAAGAACCTGAAGGAACTGG